CAAGGGTCGGGCCTCCGCGAAAGCGCAAGGTATGAACTTGAAACCTCCCCAGCCGGAAGGCGGCTCACGGCGCGACTCCTTTTGTGCAAGGATGAGTGGTCACAAAAAGAAGAACACCAGTGCAGAGGTGGCGAGAGATCCAGACTCACGCATAAATAAGGCATTAAGAGCATGGAACTGTTGAGTTGTACTAAATGCAAGACGGATAAACCGGCTACGGCTGAGTATTTTCCTTTGCACAATAAAAAGCTTAATGGTTTAGATAGCTGGTGTCGTGCTTGCCGTTCTGAATACCGGAATGCTAATTGCCGTGGTGCGTACCGTAATGCCATTACAGATGAAGCATTAGCAGATTTAAAAGCCACAGTTATGCAATGCGTTATTTGTGGTAATGAAGAAAAGTTAGTGGTTGACCATGACCACCAGACAGGTAAAGTTCGTGGGTTGTTGTGCAATCATTGCAATCGTGGATTAGGTCATTTTAAAGATGACCCTATGTTGCTAGAGTTTGCCGCTCAGTATTTGTATGCTTCAGCAGATCATCCTGCTTGGGACAAATACAAATTACAGATAGAAAATGCAGGAGCATAAAATGGCTGGTACAGATACAGGTATTAAATACGCAAAGCGAAAAATAAAAGAATTGGCTGGAAGCAGTCTTTCTGAAGCCGGACGTATTACTGACAAAGAAGCTTCACAAGCCGAAGGCCCAAGAGGTCGCGCTCGTCTTTCTAATGATCTTTTTGCTGATCCTAAAGATATAAAAGCGTCTGACGATTTACGTAAAAACATAGTTGAAATTACCCGCGAAAATTTAGGCGTTCAAAATCGTGCTAAAGGCGGCAAAGTTTCTTCGGCTTCTAAACGTTCTGATGGTATTGCCCAGCGTGGCAAAACAAAAGGTCGGATGTGCTAGATCTAAACACCGCTTGGTCTGCCGTCCTGTCTTTAGTGATTGGATTGTTAGGCTATATGATGAATGAAAAGTTCAGGGAACTGGCTCGTGTCACGATCCTGTTGAACAAAACACGCGAGGAGGTTGCCCGTGATAACGTTACTCAAGCAGAAGTGGATCGCATTACGAACCACATTGACCAACGCTTTAACAAGCTTGAGGCAAAAATTGACCAGCTTATTCAAGCGGGGAAATGATGCCGAGCAAAAGTAAAGCGCAACACAATTTCATGGCCGCGATAGCTAATTCGCCATCGTTTGCTAAGAAAGCCGGAGTGCCTACATCAGTGGGTAAAGACTTTGTAACTGCCGATAAAGGCAAGAAATTTTCTAAAGGTGGCGATATGAAACACGAAGATGTAAAGATGGACAAGAAGATGATGCAGAAGGCCGTGAACAAACACGAAGGCCGTTTGCACAAAGGTTCAACTATGACTAAGTTGGCTTCTGGTGGTATGGCTCCATCTAAGATGGGCGCTGTTAAAACTGGTAAAACTCCTGATGGTATTGCTACAAAAGGCAAAACTAAAGGAACAATGATTGCTATGAAACGTGGCGGAAAGTGCTGAGCCATGAAAAAATACGCTGATGGCGGTATCTATACCGCTGAAATGGGAAAGCCCCCAACAGATCCTGAAGGTGTACCGGCTGTAAAAAAGCCTATGCCTAAAGCACCAGTGCCTAAGAAACCTGTACCAAAAGATACAGTGTTCCGTGAAGGTATGCCTGTGCCCCAAGACATTGACGGTAGATCTGTCAAAAGAATGGCCAAAGGCGGCTCAGCTTCTAGCCGTGCTGATGGCTGTATTACCAAGGGTAAAACCAAAGGCACAATGATTACCATGAAAAATGGTGGAATGTGCTGACATGTTAGCTAGCCGTGGAATGGGAGCAATATCTCCCAGTAAAATGCCAAAAGGAAAGCGTAAAGCTCGCCGTGATAATACTGACTTTACGCAATATGCGGATGGTGGGCCTGTTGGCTTGTATGCCAACATCCATGCAAAGAAAAAGCGTATAGCTGCGGGTTCTAAAGAGAAGATGCGTAAGCCCGGTTCTAAAGGTGCGCCTACTGCCGACGCTTTTATTCAATCTGCAAAAACAGCGCAGAAAACTTAAAAGTTTTCTAGGATTTTTATGACCACTACCGGCTCGACTCTTTTCAATATGGATTTCACGGAGATCGCTGAAGAGGCGTGGGAGCGGGCTGGTCGTGAAATGCGTTCTGGTTATGATCTAAGAACTGCCCGGCGGTCGATGAATCTGATGACCATTGAATGGCAATCCAAAGGTATTAACATGTGGACGATGGAGCAGGGAATCATTAACCTAACTCCGGGATTAGCTACGTATGCACTACCTACAGATACCATTGATTTGTTAGAACATGTTATTCGTACTGGATCTAATACAGCTTCTACTCAAGCCGATTTGACTATTACTCGTATTAGTGTTTCTACCTATGCAACTATTCCAAACAAACTTAGTCAAGCAAGACCAATCCAAGTATGGATTCAGCGTTTGTCTGGCGAAACTAATCCTACAAATGCAGTCTTAGATGGTGCTCTTACCTCTACAGACACTACAATCACGCTTAGCACGGTGGTTGGACTAGCTGGATCTGGGTTTATCCGGCTAGGTACTGAAGATATTTACTACACTTATGTATCAGGGAATACCCTTGGTGGTGTATTCCGTGGGCAGAATAACACGACAGCCGCTGCTCAAGCAGATGGTACTGCGGTATTTGTGCCACAACTTCCTTCGGTGACTGTGTGGCCTACGCCAGATAACAGCACACCTTACCAATTTGTTTACTACCGACTGCGTAGAGTTCAGGATGCTGGCGCTGGTGTAGAAACTGCTGACATGAACTTCCGCTTTCTGCCCTGCTTGGTAGCTGGTTTGGCGTACCACATTGCTATTAAAGTGCCTGAATTGATGCCTCGCATTCAGATGCTTAAACAGATTTACGATGAAACTTTTGAGATTGCCGCTGGTGAAGACCGCGAGAAAGCAGCGATTAGGTTTGTTCCTCGTCAAATGTTTATTGGTAGTACGTAATGGGAAATAGGTTTGCATCCGGCAAGATAGCGATTGCTGAATGTGATCGCTGTGGGCAGCAGTATCAATTGAAGGCGCTTAAGACTGAGATCATTAAGCAGCGTAAATATCAGTTGTTAGTTTGTCCAGAATGCTGGGATCCAGATCAGCCACAGTTGATGCTTGGAACATTTCCTGTGGACGATCCACAAGCTTTGCGTAACCCACGTAAAGACACAACGTATGTTACTTCAGGCGTTAATGCTTCTGGTAATTTATCAGGTGGTTCGCGGAACATTCAATGGGGCTGGAATCCAGTAGGTGGAGCCAGTTTAAATGATGCAGGATTGACACCAAACTACTTGGTGGCAACGACATTTGTTGGTACAGTTACAGTATCTTAAGGAGCTTAAAATGGCATATACAAAATCAGCCGACGGCATTGCTAAAAAAGGTAAGACTGAGGGTAAAAACCTTGGTGACAGCGGCCCTGTTGCCGCCATGATGCACGGCGGAAAAGGCAAAGGTAAGGGTAAAACCAATGCCGATATGAAGACTATGGGTCGTAACTTGGCAAAGATTGCCGCACAGAAACGAGGTTAATCATGGCTACATTCAGCAAAAAATTGATGGGTAAAGAAGTTGGCGATGCCAAGGTCTATGCCACGCCACACACTATGACTGGCAAAGTTGTTAAAGCTACTGACAACCCCGGTTCTGGCCCTGACCACAGTGATGCCAATACAGTCAATATGTCTGTAGGTAACATTAATCGTCGTCCTCAGCCGGCAACTAAAACATCTGGTATCAAGATGCGTGGTGCAGGCGCGGCGACTAAAGGTGTTATGTCACGAGGCCCAATGGCCTAAAGGTTACTTATGCCAATGACTTACGCTCAACTTGTTGCTGCTGTAGTTGACTACACGCAGAACACGTTTGACACGACTGCAATCAATACAATGATTAAGCAGGCGGAGCAGCGCATTTATAACACGGTGCAGATTGCTAACTTGCGTAAGAACGTGACAGGTGTATTAGCAACTGGTAATAAGTACTTGGCTTGTCCAGAAGATTTTTTGTCAACATACAGTCTGGCCATATATCCATATAACGCTACTACGGCCACCGGAACTGCTGGTCAAAAGACCATTGTTGTGGCTAGTGCAACAGGTATTTCGGCGGGACAGCAAGTCACTGGAACAAATATCGGTACTAATGCCATCGTTCGTAGTATCAGCGGAACGACAGTTACTTTAACTGTAGCTAATAGCGGTACGGTGAACGGCGCTGTAGTGTTCCAAGGTGACTATCTGTATTTGCTCAACAAAGATGTGAACTTCATCCGTGAAGCTTATCCTTTGAGTGCAGTTTCATCTGAGCCTAAGCACTATGCTATTTTTGGCCCGCAGTCAGCTAATGTGAATGAGTTGTCATTCATTCTTGGCCCTACGCCAAATGCTAACTACTATGCAGAACTGCATTATTACTACTACCCAGAATCTATTGTTACCGCTTTGACCACATGGTTGGGTGATAACTTTGACTCTGCATTGCTGTACGGCACTTTGTGTGAAGCCGGTGTTTACATGAAGAGCGCACCGGAAGACGGCATGTACAAGACGTACCAAGAACGGTACGTTCAGGCTATTGCACTTCTCAAGAACTTGGGTGATGGTAAACAACGTGCTGATGCTTATCGTGATGGTCAGGTTAGGGTTGCAGTATCATGAGTAGTATTGTCCAAACCCAAACGACTAGCTTTAAAACAGAGCTTTATACAGGCGTTCACAACTTAGCTACCAATACGCTAAAGATCGCCCTGTACACAGCCAATGCTGATTTAAACGAAGCAACTACTGCGTATTCTTCTGTAAATGAAGTTAGTGGGGGTGGTTATACCCTTGGTGGCGTAACGCTGACAGGCGTAACCATTAGTTCTTCTGGATATACAGCTTACGTAGACTTTGCTGATGTGGTATTTAACGCATCCGTGACGGCTCGTTGTGCGCTAATTTATAACGATACCGTTGTCGGTAAACCATCTATTGCCGTGTTGGACTTTGGGTCTGACAAAACATCTACCAATTTCACCATCACAATGCCTGCTAACACAGCAACAGCAGCATTAATTCGTTCTTCCAATTAAGGAGCTTCCCATGACTATGGACAAAATCACCGCTACAGATAAAGTGGAAGCGGTTACTAAATACAACACAATGCCTGCTGATACTATGGGTATTGGTGGCCATTACACGGCTGTTTGCTACAGCGTTGATGGCTTTATTAAGTGGACTGATGAAATTGAAAACATTGTCACAACCGTAGGCCGTAACTTTACTTTAGATACTGCATTTGGTAACACCGCTGGTGGTGCTGTAGTGATGGGTTTAAAGGGTACTGGAACGGCAATTGCGGCTGATACGCAAGCCTCTCACGCAAGCTGGTTAGAGGTAGGTGGCACCAACGCTCCTGCTTATTCTGGTAATCGTCCTACGCCTTCGTTTAGTGCGGCTTCTGCGGGTAGCAAAGCTACATCTTCCTCCGTATCATTTTCCATGACTAGCTCTGGTACTGTAGCTGGTTG